ATGCGGACACTCTCGAGCTCAATCCAGCCGAGATCAGCCTGCGTGATCCGTACATGCGCGATGCGCTCCAGGGCGTTGACCCGACCACTGGCGAGCCTCGAGCTATGGGGCTGTGGGACTTCCAGAAGGCACTCAGGAAGGACGATCGTTGGCAGTACACGAAGCAGGCAAACACCATGGCTGACGGCCTTGCCAATGACATCCTGTCGATGTTCGGGTTTGTGGGGTAGGTATGTCCTTTAGTCTACAGAAGTACATCAGCAAGCTAAGTCTGGATCTACAGGCGGGTCTAATTACGCTTGAAAAGGCTAACGAACTGAATGCGAAGGCTCGCGGTCTTGCTGACAAGCGGGGCAATCTGGGCGAGAAGGACCGTATCGCTTTGCGATACGGGGTTGGCGCAAGTGGCGTTAGAACGCCCACGGGTGACACCGGAACTGGTGGCACCGGAGATACCGGCACGACACCGACCGAGCCTGCTGGCAGGCCGGGTGCGGCCTGGATTTGGAACGGTACTAACTGGGTGCAGCCCCCCAAGCCCGCGGGGGACTACGTCTGGAACGACAACACCGGCTGGGTTGAAGATACTGAAAAGAAGGCCCAGAAGCAGTCAGCTAGGGAGACCTTGCAGTCTTGGTTCGAGGCGTACGGAATTGACGACACGTCGACTCAAGGTGGCCAGTCGCTCTCGTCCCTTATCTACGGATGGGTTGAGGGCGACAAGTCCATGGACTGGATCAAACTCGAACTCCGTAAGACAGACCAGTACAAGGCTAGGTTCCCTGGCATGGACGCGCTGTCCAAGAAGGGCATGGCCATTTCTGAAGCTGAGTACATCAGTAATGAGCGCGCCTACCTTCAGGTGCTCTCAGCCGCAGGCTTCGAGAAGATCTATGGCACTCGATCGAACTATGCAAGCTTCATGACCTCCGAGGTCAGCCCGCAAGAGCTGGCCTCGCGAGTGCAAATGGCCAAAGACTACGTCAACATGGCGGCTCCAGCATCCGTCAAGGAGCAGCTCCGCACCCTGTACGGCATGACCAATGACGAGATGGCTGCCTACATGCTCGACACGAGCGAAGGCAAGAAGCAGTCTCTTGCCGCACTGGAGTCCGAGTACACCCGCAGGGTGTCTCAGGCGAACGTTAGTGGCGCGGCACAAGATTTTGGACTTGGTCGGTCTACCCCATTGCGCGATCAGATTGCGTCGATGGGTTACGACTACAACCGCTCGGCTGCTGGCCTATCGCAGGTCAGGACGGAGCAGGACCCCTATCGCAGGCTCGGACAGCTCTACGGAGTGCAGACCAGTACCGACGAATTGGTCCAGGAGACCTTCGGCCTGGGTGGAGGGGCCGAAGCCACTACCAAGAAACGCAAGCTTGCCAGTCGGGAACGAGCAGCATTTGCTGGCTCGTCCGCGCTGGGCCAGTCCAGCCTATCTGCCAATCGAATTGGCCAGGTGTAGGACTCGGGGGTGAACGGATAGAGGGACTGTAGAGCCTCACGAAGGCAGCAGACCCAACCTGGGTTCGATTCCCAGCACCTCCACTCCGCAGCAGGATCGATCGGCCCCTGCGCGCGTATTGAGTCCGACAGTCACACATCCCCAACCACTACCCCGGTGGGTCTGGGCGCTCGTGACGAAACCCCGAACCGGGGTCTACACAAGGGAGATACACCATGGCTCAGGATGATCTGGACTTTCTGCTCGACGATGACGCCGAGGAGACCAGTCTTCCCAAGAAGCTGAGAAACAAGATCGACGACTTGTCGTCCAAGCTCAAGGAGCTTTCGGAGGAGAACGCCAGTCTCAAGGCCAGCCAGCGTAAGGCGAATCTGAATCAGATTCTCCAGGACAACGGCTTCAGCCCGAAGGTGGCGAACTTCATGCCAGCCGATCTCGAGCTCACAGAAGATGCAATCAAATCCTGGCTGGACGAGAACGGCGATGTGTTCTCAGGGGCACGCCTGAGCGAGGCGGACATGGAAACTCGGCAGACGTCGGCACCGCCGACTGCACCCGACTCCCAGGTCCGCATGGAAATGGCGGAGATTGGGCCAGAGTCAACCATAACGGTCCCCGCCGATCTGGAGGCGCGAATCTCAAGCGCCAAGACGATGGATGAGCTCATGGCCGTCCTTCGCTCCGCATAACTCACTCGCCAATACCAAGGAGGTAAGGGATGCCTGACGTCCCCACCACAACTGGTGTATTGACGAACCTTGTCAAGACGGCTTTCTCCAAGGTCGTTGACATGCAGCTCTGGACGGAGCCCATGTTCCGTCGCTTCGCTTCGGTGGAGTACACAGATCTGACCAACCCCGGTTCGTCAATCACCAAGTACATCCACGCCGACCTGGCCAATGCCACGTCGACGCTGGCAGAGACGACCGACCCGGATGCGGTGGCCCTGGCCAACCCGTCCTCGGTCTCTATCACCCTGAACGAGTACGGCAACGCGACGATCTCGACGCTGCGCCTGCGCCAGTTCTCTCTGAGCAACATTGACGTTGCCCAGGCAGAGCTCGTGTCCCGCAACCTGCGGAACTCGCTCGACTCACTGGTGCTCGGCGTTCTTCGCCAGGGCACCAACGTCGTCTACTCGAATGCGGGCAATGTGGACACCACTGGCCCGACCAACACGGTCGGTGCCACAGACGTCTTCAGCTCCAAGCTCGTTCGCTACTCGGTCGCCAAGATGCGTGGTCGTGCAGCTCTCGAGTTCGATGATGGCTACTTCATTGGCTTCATCCATCCGGATGTTAGCCATGACCTTCGCGCCGAGACTGGTGTCGCGAATTGGCGCGATCCGCACGTCTACAACGGCACTGGCACTGACCTCATCTGGAAGGGTGAGATCGGTGTGTACGAGGGCGTCAAGTGGATTGAGACGCCGCGTACCTACAGCGCGAACGACGGTGCGTCGTCCGCGACTGTGCATCGCACTCTGATCATGGGCAAGGAAGCGCTTGCCGAGGCTGTGTCCATTGAGCCCGGTATTGTCGTTTCGCCCCAGATTGACCGATTCCGTCGCTTCATGACGGTCGGCTGGTACGGCCTGCTCGGCTGGTCCCGCTACCGCGAGGAGTGCCTCCAGCGCGTGGAGTCCATCGCGTCCATCTAGTCATCACGGCTGGCTCTCAGTCCCAACAGGATGTGTGGGACTGGGGGCGAGCTGTGATGCTCGAACCCACCACACTAAGGAGATACACGTGGCGAACGCTCTTTACCCGAAGGGCAAGGAGGGCATCCTCGATGGAACGATTGCCCTGAGCAGTGGCACTATCAAGGCTGCGCTTCTTCGGTCATACACTTACGGATCGGCCCATGAGGATTTGGCTGATATCACTGGCGCTGGTGGCACCATCGTCGCCTCATCCGGGGCTATCGGATCTAAGACCTTCACGTCCGGCGTCTTCGATGCTGCGGACGTGACGTGGACAGCGGTCGCCAATGGCGCCGCCTGTAACAACTTCGTCCTGTATCAGGACGGTGCGACCGATGCAGATCGCCGAGTGATCATGTTCGTGGATTCCTACACGAACCTTCCGGTCACCCCCAATGGTGGCGACATCACCATCGAGTGGGACAGCGGATCCAACAAGATCTTCTCCTGGTGATCTAGGTGGCTGGGGTTCTTGAGAGCCCAGTCTTTCCGCTAGGTCTACCAGACCCGAACCTCCGACTAATCGGTGTATCGCACACCAATACAGTCACATTCGGTTCCGGTGCGGTGGCAGCGCGGATCGGCCTGGGCGGCTCCGCGCTTACCGATACGCCAAGCTTTGGTGACGGCGTACTTTCCGTTGGCTCCGTCAGTCTCGTCGGCACAGGACTGATTGACGCTCCATCGCTTGGCGCCGGACAGATCACCTGGCCGCAGTCCCTGCCCGGAGCGGGGCTCGCTGACGCGGTGGACTTTGGGGTGGGCATTGCCACGATTGGTGGCATTACCGTTCTCGATGATGAGACCGACACGTTTCCGCCCGCATTTGGCATCGGCGCGGTCGCACCCGGACCCTTATTCCTGGCTGGGACTGGGATCCAGGACAGCCCATCCTTTGGCACTGGAACCATCGCGGTCGGTCCAGTCGATATCGTCGACGACGAGACCGACAACTTTCCCGTCACGTTCGGACAGGGTGTGGTCCATCCTGGAGTGCGCATTATCCCGGGAACTGGCCTGTCGGATCCGGCTGCCTTCGGGGCAGGGGCGATGCGTCCTGGCGAGCGAGTTGTTGTCGACAGTTCCAATGACAACTTCCCCCCCACGTTCGGTGACGGAGCGGTAGTCCCGGGCGCAGTGAAGCTAGACGGGTACGGCATCTGGCCCAACACCAAACTTGGTAGCGGGACGGTGCAGCCGACTCGCTACTACTTTGTTGGCCCTGAGCTGCGCTACGCCTTCGGGCGCAAGCACTCTCCCCTGTGGTGGGTGGAGAACGCGGAGGGGGTCACCGTGCTCCGTGAGAACGGTGTATGGAGAGAAACACTCGCCCCAACTGGGGACGAGATCGCTGCCGCTGAACGCGCCTACCGGGGCGGGTACCGCACCGAACTGACCGGGACGCAGAAGAACGAGCTAGTAGCTGCCGGGTATGGCAGCTACATCGAGGAGGACTGATGGCCTGTCGGTCAGGCTGCCCCACTAAAGATCACGCCACGTGGGGCGAGTGCGCTCGTTCAGCAAAGCTGAAGGTCGCCTACTGCGGTATTGGGGGTGGAGACGCCACCAAGCAGAAGCAGTGGGATAGAGAGCTTGACTCCTACAAGTCGGCTCGAAGCCAGGGCATCCAACCCCGATCCACTAAGAAGTACGACATCGATGCAGCCGTCCAGGTCTCCGACCTGACTGGCTCGGCATTCCAGGCGGTGTGACATGACGACATTCGCCCAGACTATCGACGAGGTGCTCGCAAACCTTCGCGGTTACGTTCGTGACCAGGAGCTATCCACTCACCTAACGTCAGGGATCAATTCGACAGCTACGTCCATGGTGGTCAATGACGCCACCGTTCTCTCTCGCGGAAGGGCTGAGATCGGGTCTGAGCTGGTCTGGATTGACTCGGTAAATCGGACTACGAACACGGCGACTATCGCCCCCTACGGGCGAGGCATGGATGGCACGACTGCCGCTGCCCACTCGACCAATGACCGAGTCATCTACCAGCCGCTTTTCCCGCGCTATGCGGTAGCTAGGGCCATCAATGACACCCTGCGCTCGGTGACGGGAACACTATTTGGAGTGGCATCAACCACCCTGACGGCAAATGCTGCTTACACGACCTACGCCCTTCCGTCCAACACGGAGGGTGTCTATGAAGTGACATGGCAAATTGTTGGCCCAACTAGGGAGTGGCAAGGGATTCGGAGATGGAAGTTCAATTCCAATCCCAACACCACGACCTGGCCTACAGGTAAGACGATTGACATCTTCGAAGATGTGACTCCTGGGCGTACCATCAATGTCTCCTACCGCAAGCAGGTTGGAATCATGTCATCCGAGTCTGACGTCTACACGACAGCCACGGGACTCCAGGAGCGCACGCGCGATTGCATTGCCCTGGGCGCCACCTATCGCCTGCTGTCTGCTGTGGACATGGGCTTGATCGCCACCAGGGCAATCGAGGCAAACACGATGGACTCCAAGATCGCACCAGGCGCCGGACAGACCGCAGCTCGGTTCATGTTCCAGCTCTTCCAGGCTCGCCTCGCAGAGGAGCGAGCCTGGCTACTCGATGAATACCCGGCACAAACCCACTACACGAGGTAGGCCATGCCACGTCGCTATTACAGCTCGACAGCGGTCGAGACAACCCTGACATCCAACGTGTCCAACTCGGCCACGACCCTGCCCGTGGCCTCAACCTCGGGGTTTCCGGGCAGTACGCCATACACGCTCATCCTAGATGAGGGCACGGTCAACGAAGAGATCGTGACCGTGACTGGGGTGGCGTCACTAAACCTGACGGCCACCCGCGGCGTGGATGGGACCACTGCTGTGTCCCACTCTAATGGGGCAACCGTCAAGCATGGTGTGTCAGCTCGTGATTTCGATGAGACGAACTCACACGTTAATGACAACTCTACGGACGTTCATACGCAGTACGTCACTAAAGCCCTAGTTGACGCCAAGGGCGACCTGATCACCGCGACA